AACCCATTGTCGAACCTTCAATGGAAGCTAATAATTTAGCTCCTGCACTTGATGAAGAGCCTAAAGCGCAGGAGCCGCAAGAAGATTTTACTCAGGCTGAGCATTTTAGAAGATTGCGTGAGTCTAAAAGCAGGGCTGAGCATGAGCGTGACGATGCATTACAGCGTCTACAAGCATATGAAAATAAAAAAGAAGTTCCTATGGAGGTAGATGAGTATGCACCTGATGATCTTGCTGAGGGAAAGCATCTTAATAAGGTAAATAAGAAGATAAAGAAGTTAGAAGAGCAGGTTAAAGGTTATCAACAACATGCTGTTACAAACGCAGCTGAAACAAAATTAAAAATAGAATATCCTGACTTTTATAAGGTTGTCTCTGAGGAAAATGTAGAAGCGTTACGTTTAGCGTATCCAGAGATAGCTCGTGCATTGAATGATTCGCAGGATCTTTATAGCACCGCTGTTTCTACTTATACGATGATAAAAAAGTTTGGCATACATAAGAGTGATACATATAATTCTGAGCGTGAAAGAGTACAAGCTAACGCAGCTAAACCGAGGCCACTATCTAGTGTTTCTCCGCAACAAGGTGGTGGTCCTCTGTCTAAAGCAAATCCATTCCAAGGTGGGCTAACGAAAGATCTTAAGGCTCAGCTTTATAGAGAGATGGTAGAAGCAACTAAATAGTTTTCTCCACTACATTACTTCTCCTTTTATAGTGCCGTTATTGCTTGCGGCACTATAAATATTCTTTACTTATCTTATCCCTTTGTTTTACTATGTTAATAGCGTAACTGAAGAGTCGCTCTCTTATTAGGCGTTAATTCTAGCCAATCGCCGAGGCTTCGTTCTTACTGCGAAAATCGGGTAATTCGCAACTACTCATGACGTGTAAAAAAGTCTCGTCAGCTTGAAGATTAATTTTTTCAGTGAGATAATTATGGCGATTACAACTACGGCAATATTGCCAGCGCCAGTTCAGCAAAGTTTTAGTTATAAACTTCTGAGTGTTCCGACACCTAATTTTATTCACAAGATTGCTGCAGATACAAAGAAACTAAAATCTAAGGGTGGCACAACTCTTCGTATGAGAAGATACAATGCCTTACCTACAGCTATGGTTGCTTTGGGCAATACAGGTGTTACACCACCTCCAACATCACTTACAGCAGTTGATATTGATGCAGAAATGAGTTTCTATGGCATGTATATACAGCTTAATGAACAAGTTGTTTTACAGTCACAAGATCCCGTTCTTAATGAAGCTACCAAGAGATTGGGTGTTTCACTTAGACATACAGAAGATCAACTAACAAGAGATATGCTTGCTGCCAGTGCAACTGAAATACGTTGTACAGCTGGTACAAATGGTGATAATCCAACAAACATTAACCGTTGGGATATAGATTTAGCAGTTCGCACACTTATGGGGCACGATGCTAGAACTATTCTTGATTCAATCGATGCAGAAGACAAATTCGGCACGGGACCTACTCGAGATTCGTATATGGCTTTATGTCACTCTGATCTTACTGCTGATTTGAACCGAGTATCTGGTTTCTTAGCTAAAACACAGTATCCAGCACCTGCTCAAGGATTACGTTCAGAGTATGGTTCAGTTGGTAATATGAGATTCTTAACCTCATCAGCTGGTTCTACTATTCCTCTTGCATCAAACAATGGTGCAACGATTTACAATGTATTTGTTGTAGGTATGGAAGCTTATTGTTGTGTTGAGCAAAACGAATATAGTTCTGAGTTTATCTACAGACCACCAATATATGACGGGCCTCTTGCTCTTAATGCTACAGCTGGTTACAAATTTGCTGAAGTTCCTCGTATTACTAATGATAACTGGGTGTTCAGACTTACTGCCACGTTACAAGTTTAATAGGAGGATATAATAATGAGTACAAATACAATTACCCAACAAGGTTCTTATACTGCAGATGGCCTTAATAAATCAATACCATTGAGATCCAGTGTAGATTGGATGGAAGTCATAAACTATACCAACGCAAAAGGAACAACGGCGGATCAAGGTTATAGGTATACCTGGCGTCGTGGTATGGCAACAGCGCGTGGTCTTGTAGAATTTCATGCAGCAGCAGATGATACTGCAGGTATGAGTGAAATTGCTGCAAGTCATGGTTTTACACTATATGATTCAACTGAAAGATCTTATGGAGCTTCAACTGCTTTGACAGCAGTATCAAATGCTGCTCCTCCAGTTGTTGCAGCTGTTTCAACAACCTTGACAGCAAATAGTTCTATCGTTCGTTTATATGACATTACTGGAGGACAACAACTAGGTGGTCTTGATTGGTCGGTCGGTGCACTTGCTGATGGAACTCACTTTGCATTAGCTCACTGTCCAATTCCTGTCGCGGCAACTGATGGTACATGGAGACTTGTTGCTCCGTCTACAATGTTCTACCCAACCACTCGTCATATCACAGGCATAACAGCAGCAAATCCAGCAGTTATGGTAACGTCTGTTACTCATGATTACAAAGTTGGACAGATGTTAAGAATGACGGTTCCAGCTGCATTTGGAATGGTTGAAATGGATGGACTTATTGGAACAGTAACAGCAGTAACAAAGACTGGTGCTACTGGAGCCAATCTCATTACTGTGGATATCGATTCATCTGGATTTACTGCATTTGCATATCCAGTAACAGCTGATGCTCCGTTTACTTCAGCAATGATTACTCCTGTTGGAATGAATACTGCTTATGCGATCGCTAACGATATAGATCAATTAGCAGATGCAACAGTTAATGACGCCACTATTGGTATGTTACTTTCTGCTGGTGCTGCTGCAGGTGTTCTTGCTCCTGCTGGTGCTAATGGAGATGAGATATACTGGACGGCTGGTAAGTCATTTAGCAATCTTGCTGAATAAATACGATTAGACAAATAAGGCACTCACAGAGGGGGATCGTTTCCCCCTCTACTAAAAGAAGTAAAGTAAGGGAAGCAGAATGGCAGCATTAGTAGAAAATAAAAAGATTATAAATAAAATTATTCCTCAAGAAAAAACAGAATTACAACTATTACGAGAAGAGTTGAATGCGCTTAAGGTGCAACTTTTGGAGAAAAAAGAAGTTCTTGTTTCAAAGAATATTATCACTAAAGATGAAGCTCTTGTAGCAAAGCAGAAGCGTAAGCTTGATGAGCAGTGTGAAAAAGATCAGTCAATGGTTAGAGGAATTTTCAGGAACCATGAAACACCTGGCGCTGGTTTGAAATTCGCATTCAAACACTATAAAGAAATACCACTTAAGGACTATGATTTACAAGATGAAACTATTTACAATTTACCGCTTGGTGTTGTTAAGCATTTGAATAATAATACCTGGTATCCACAGCATGCACATACACTTGATAAGGATGGTAAGCCAGCTGTAAATATCAGTAAGAAGGTTAGAAGATTTAGTTTTAGTCCTGTTGATTTTGTTGATGAGAGTGAATTTAGCGTTGCTGATAAAGAAATTGTTATAGCTACTCCACTGTAGGAAGCAAGCGATGTATTTATTATAGACCTTGCGGTATCGTTCCAAGAGGCAATTAGTTAGGAGTTTACAATGGCAACACAAGACTCGACAATAGCAACCTTGGCAGATATCAGAATTAAGGTTAGGCGATTAACACGAAGTCCTTCATTAACGCAATTAAGTAATGCTGATATTGATTCATATATAAATAGCTTTGTGCTTTATGATCTTCCCTCACATATTATTACATCTACGTTGATGCAAACGTTTACGTTTTATACGAAGCCAAATATAGATGTATATGAATCAGATCCAGTAGACGAAGACAGTCCATTTTTTAACTTTATAAATAAGTATATAGGTGTTTATGGACCGTCTTATGTAGCAGGAAAAAAAACATATTTTACAAAATCTAGAGAGGATTTTTACAATCGTTTTCCATTAACAAATGCTTTAGAGTCTATAGGCACTGGAAATGGTTCTACTTCAGGTTATGATGGTACGCTGTCTACGATACCTATCTTACAGAACAATGTTACTTTTTCTGCGGTAGGTGATGACAATAGTCCTTTGAGTATTTACGATGTTCCAGATGACTATGATTCAGGAACACTTAAAGATGCAAATGACGGTACAGATTCAGGGACTATAAATTATATTACTGGTGAATACGATATCGAGTTTACTGGTGATGTAGGTGATGGAGAAACAGTACAAGCACAAACGATTCCATATCAGGCTGATCTACCAACTACAATACTTTATAACGAAAATAAATTCACTATACGGCCGGTACCAGATCGTCCTTATAGGGTTACTGTTGAAGTTCAAGGAAGACCAACATCCATGTTAGCAACAGTAGCTTTACCGGAGCTTGCTCGTTGGTGGGAATATATTGCTTATGGAGCAGCTAAAAAGGTATTTGAAGACCGTATGGACATGGAAAGTGTTGCTATGTTAATGCCTGAGTTTAGAAAGCAGCGAACGCTTGCTAACCGTCCAACTATTTCAGCACAATCGGTTGAGCGTGTATCGACTATTTATATAAATGGAAGGAATCAAAATGGCATATAATAACGCTATTCCGATACTTACAGATAAGTTCTCACAATCACAGGCAGATGTTAAAGCTAACTTTGTAGCTATCCAATCTCTTATTGAGGAAGACCATGTAACATTTGCAGACGGAGATGCGGGTAAGCATCAGAAAGTAACTTTTACTGAACCGGAAGAAACTCCTGCTCCAGTAGCTGGTGAGATAGGTATTTATTTAGAAGATATGCCTG